ACAAACACACGCATTGAACCGTTTAGAGTACCAACAAACTTGGTGTTTGTAGGTGCTTCAAAGGTACCTTCAGTTGTACGTGCAAATGCTGAAGTTGTTGCTGATTGCAGAACAGTCAATGATGCTGAACTTACAACTGCCCAGTTACCAGCGCCACGACGTGTACGCTGAGCGATCAGGTTAGCAACACGGTTGATCAGAACAGCTAAAGCAGCGTGTTCGTCACCAACGAATGTAGCAGTACCAGATACAGTAGCTTGGTTGTATGTAAACTCAGTTGCTGCAAGAGTACGCAGGCTCAGCAGGATCTCTTGATCAATTTCAGCAGTGATTTCTTGAGCCAGTGCGGCCATGATTTCTGCTTCAACGTCAATACCGTGCATTGCTTGTGCATCTTGTGCAGCTTCAAATGTCCAACGAGCTTGTAACTTACGTGTCTTGGCTTCAACAGCTTGCTTCAAGATCTGTACGGAAATATTCTTACCGCCGTTGCCTTCAAGAGTTGCTGTAGGAGCACCAGTATAGTTACTAGCTGTTGCTGCATTTGATGCAACTGTTGAGTAAGCAGTAGCAATTTTGAATGGGCTAAGTGCTTCTTCGCCAGCTACAACAGAAGTTGCTGCTGCGCTGTTGTCAGTTAGGTTACTTGCGTAACGAACACGCAGAGTATGAATCTGACCAACTGGACCAGTCATAGGCTGAACACCTACGAGCTCGTTAGCGATAACTGTTGGCATCACACGACGAATAACTGGTAGAATCACACGGTTTAATGTAGCGATGTTACCAGCTGCTGTGGAACCAGCTGTTGCATTTTCTTTCAAATACTTTCGAGTGTTTTCTAAAATAACACCCATAGTGTTGCGACGATTACCTTTAAGGCCTTCCATTAAAGCGTCTTTGGTTTCGCCCCAACGACTTTCAAGTAGTTCTTGTGACATTTAAGTCTCCTTCTTGTTTATAGTTTATAGCCCGGCCAGTCGCTTGAGGTCGATCACGTTACTGCGATCTGGCTCCTGAGTCGAGGCAACTTTATCTCCAGTTACTTCTACCACGCTTTCTGTAATCACTGGTTTGGCTTTTACAGAGCGATCTTCAAGTACGGCTGGAAGATACTTTTCAAAAGCATTCTTTAACCTGTTGGTTTGAACACTTTCAAGTAGATTTTGCATTACTTCGCGTTTTTCTGCGTTTAGTGGACGCAGTAAGTCAGACCTGATATCATTTCTTTCATTTGACTCGCGAATCATGCGTATCTCTTGTTCTTTGCTTTCTGCTAAAACTCTTGCGTTTTTCGCAGTATTGATGGATTCAGCAAGCTTCCTGTCCTTATCTGCAATCACAGCATGAAGTTGTTTGACTTCTGCTTTTTCATTCAGATACGAACTACCAAATTCCGCAGCATAAGCTTCGAAAATACGGCGACCAAAATTGTTCTCGCGAGCAACTTTGATGTCTTCGTGAAGTTGGCTGATTTCAGCTTTTAGATGATTTGTAACAGCTAGAGTCATCTTGGCAGCACTTTCTTTTACAAAGCGTGACTTGAGTTCTTCTAGTTTGCGACGGGCTTCACTTACCAAGCGTACTTGTGTTTCCACAACTTTTTGCTTGTCTTGTGCAAACTCTGCAATTTCTTCTGCAAGGGCACGAACAATGAATTTTTCTAGTTTTTCAAGTCCTTCATTGTGCACCTTGCGATCTTTACGCAGTTCGCTGATCTCTTCAGCAAGTTTAGCTACCATAAAGTTGTTGAACTTAGTGGCATTCTCTTTTAACTTGTGTTGAGCAGCAACACGATCTTCTGCCAATTGACGCTTTTCAGCGTTCAAGGCTTCGAGTTCTGCGGTTAGACCTTCTGTTACCATTTTATCTAGGGCTTCAACCATCGTATTTTTATCATGCTCGTAGCGTTGTGCAAATTCCTCGCGGAGTGTTGCACTGATTTGATCACGTGCTTCGTTAAGTTTTGATTCCCAAACAATATTGAGTTCGCGACTTACGTCTTCGTTGATCAATCCGCTGTCAAGCAAAGGTTTGATGGCATCTAACATTAGTAGATTCTCCTTAGATCTTTAGATCCTTGATAAGGCGTACTACTTCCTCTTTCAAGTATCTTTGCACTTTGTTGTCCTGCCCAACTTCTCTTGCTATCTCAATGGCCTTATGTCCATATTTCATGTTCATAAGTCCTTCATAAATTGCCATTGGATAAGCGTTTGGTGCGCTGGGCTGAGCAACCACATCAACAGTGACTATTTCAAAATCACTGACATGTCCATTGTGATCGTTAACATTACCGCTTCCGCGGCTGCTAACGCCTAACTTCACACCGCTGTCCAACATGGTTTTCACCAGGTTGCCCATTGGCGTGGGTAAAATTCTTAATTTGCCGTAACCATCTGAACCGTCCATCCACATACCGTCAATCATGTGGCTTACACGGTCCAGATTGATTTTCAAATCATCAGGGTGATCAACTTCTCCAAGCACACTTTGGCCTCCGCGTATTTGTTCGTTGACAGTATCAACCGCTTTGGCAATTTCACGAGTAGGATAAATCCTATCGTTGGCGTTGCGCTGGTCTCCCTGAATGCAAATACCCTTCATGTACAATTTTTTACCAGTACCGTCATTGGAATCCTCGGTTATGAGTTCTACTCTGGCCTGATTGTAAGTGAGTGTTTCTTTTAGGTATTTGCTCATGATTTAATTAGGCCTTTGCCAGCGGGCTCTTGGTGTTAACTCCAGTTGCTTGTGCTAGATGAGGCTTTGGAGCGGCTTTTTGATCTTTCATGCTGCTACCAGCTTTGTTCTGGAAGTCGCTGATTAGATCTTTGCTTTTGTTGCTATAGGCCGGAGTATCATGCTTGCCTCCTGTGCTGTCACCGCCGGTGATGTGTACTGGCTTGGACGCCATGCCTGCTGCACCACTGTTGGCTGCATATACTGCCTTTTTGTTAATTCCGCCTTCTTCAGAAGTAACTGGCTTTGGAGCAGCTTTTAAACTAACAGCTTCCATAAACTCTTCTTCATCGTCGCCCATGTCACCGCCCATGTCGTCCATGCCGTCGTCCATGCCGTCGTCCATGCCGTCGTCCATGCCATCCATTTCGTCTTGATTCATGAGTTCTTCAAATTCAGCCATGAGTTCGTCGAGCTTGTCTTCAAGATCAACCACACGATCTTCTAGATCACCTGGGGCATCTTCGCTGCCTTCGGCATCGTCAAATCCAGTTTCATCGGCGAAGTCATTCATTTCTTCGTCATCTTCGCTCATGCCCATTTCTTCGCTTTCAACGTCGCTCATGAGCTGGTCGCTGGCATCACCTTCATAGGTGCCCATTTCGTCCATCATGCCTTCGTTCATTTCGTCATCGTGCATTGCTTCGTTGACTTCTTCGTCGTCATCTTCTGCCGCTTCGTTGACTTCTTCGTCATCATCTTCTGCTGCTTCATATACATCTTCTTCGTCCATCATTTCTTCATAGATGGCGCGACTTTTTTCTACGACAATATCATGAAACAGCTCACGAGCTTTTTCAGTTTCGTCGTTAATCACATACTCAATTAGTTGCTCAAAACGAGTTGACATTTTAATCTTTCTCCTTAGTTTGGGGTAAATTTCATTTACCCCAAGGGTAAATGTTATAATTTATTTACAGATAATGAAAAAAAACCACCGTTTAACGGTGGTTTTTTACTAAAAAATTACAAAAATCATGCCATAGGTGCTGCTGGCGGTGGTGCATACATTTCTTTTACTTTTTTCATTTTTTCTGCAAATTCATATGTTCTAAGATCATTCATCTGTCTTAGTTTGTTCAATTGCTTTAAAGTTAATCTAGTTTTACGTAATTGGCCAAACCTAGGCTGGCTGTTGTCTTGGGCAACATCTTGATATTGTTTGGGATTCCTTTCCCATAATTCTTTAATAATCATAACAATATTTATGCACCTGGAGGCGGTGTTGCTGCTGGCTGTCCAGCAGGGGGAGCTGCTCCTGGAGGTTGCCCAGCAGCCTGTAGCTCTACACCAGTGGCAATTTCTTCACCAGTTTGAATATCACTTTCTAGTCCCGCTGGTGTTACTCCAATGGCTCGTAAGTCCTGACCTTGAGTGGTTTCAAGTTCTGCTGAGCCACGTTCTTCGCGCCACATTTCTTCATTTTCAGTGATTTCTTCTTCGGTCAATCCTAGGAATCTTTTCAATGCAAAACGTTTGCTCATGTATGGAAATGCTTCCATGACTTGAAACGTTGCAACCCTGTCTTTGTCTAGTTCGCTTTGACGATAACTAGCAAAGTTCTGCGGAGGGCAAAATGTAATATTGAACAATCCATTGTCAATATTAAAGCCACGCCAGCGCATGAACATTTTGAATTCGTCATCTAGTTTTTGAATAACAACGTTTTGTAAACGCTCGCAGTATTGATTAAATCTATACTCTTGAATCAAAGCTGTGCCAACTTTGCCATCTGTTAATGAACGATCGCTGTCATCCGGGCCAGTGGGCAAATAGCTACTAGGCACACGTAACCCACGTGCCATTTTGTTATTGAAGTATTTTAAATCGTCAATTTCGCCAAGATTTTGCCCACCTTGCAATGTATCTACACTGGACCCGCGACCGTTTTCTCCCACAGGGAAGAAATAAT